CCACCCCCTTCTCATCGATGAACTTCTTGAAGTCCTCAAGAAGTCTCAGACACTGATAAGAAGAGAGAGGTGTTTCCAGCTTCAACAGCTGATTGAGTTTGGATGCAGTCTCCTCCATAGATGTAACTGTAGTCAAGTCTCTCATCTTCTCAAGCATGTCCACAGCATCTACAGAGTAAGTCTTGCCTCCTAGTACGAACTCATATGCCAACTTTTCCTCATCCAAGTTCAACATGTGTGTACCTCCTTACTCTTATTAGATAAGTTCTGACATATAAGAAGGAAGCGTCGTAAACAGTTTACCTGGGTTCGTTCCATCTGTCAGTGGTACTGGCAATAGGAGGAACCTCATAGGAAACACTACCTCCTTCGTACTATCCAACTGAATTTCTGCGGGTTCGACTGGTATTGCGTATGGAGCCTCCCAAATATCAGTTCCCACACGCTCTACTATCTTCAATTTCTTCGCATAATCCATAGCGAGCGTGCCAATGGGATTCCTCGTGCCATCAAAACAGATGTTGAGGAACTTCCCTATTGCATTCCATATTTCTGTTTGCATACCCGCACCAGTCACATCATCTATGAACTGCAATGGGATCTCTACTACACCAGTCTTACCAACGAATATACCAGCCAGAGGTGTAGTACCTCCAACATCAGATGTTATGGGATTGACTCCCGTATTCACACTAATGGTCACACCCCTCTGATAAGATCCCAGAAGGATTCCATCACCACTACCATAGTATATCTTACAAGGTCCATTCACTATATATGTAGAAGCCATATGTACCTCACTGGCTTATTGTAAACGTGATTAGTTTGCCATCCACGTCGGGGTAGCCCTGTATGACGAGTGGATAAATCACTTCCTGAGTACTTGCAATAACTATAGGTGCTGGATCCATGATGACACAGTTAGGCAGATTCCAAGTGAGCTTTCCACTCTTAATCGTTACGCTCACTCCATTACCACTAGTCCCAACTATTGCACCAATAGCGTTACCTGCCTCATCACAGATACTACCCCAACTAGCAATGCCAATGGAAGTTCCAGATTCACGAAGGTTTGCTACATCGTTTGTAGCTGCTTCTACAACGACAGACTTCCCTACTAGTATATAATCAGCAGGATGCTCACCATGAGCATCATCAGTTACAGGTGCCCACTGTGTATTCGTTCTGATGATGACACCTGCTTTTGTGGTAATGTCATCTCCACCACCTATACTAATCTTACAAGGACCACCTACATAATAGCTTCCCATTATAGCACCTCGTCTTCTGGTACTATCTCAAGACCATCGAAGAGACCAGACTCAGTATAGATCTTCCTCAGTTCATCAGGCTTAGGAGGCAAATACTGTGTCGTACTCTCCAACACTCTTGAGCCTTCCTCTAATTCATTCAGGATTGCTATCGCATTCTGATACTGCGATAGTATCTCCTGCGAAGGGGTACCCATCCTCCTTCCAGCTAAGGTGTAAACAGCCATCACTGCGATTAGCCACTTCACTAGTGCAGAGTTTTGTATCTCCTCTGTTGAGTACTTCCTCTGGAGACGCGATACTATGTTCGCCTCTGCAGCTTCAATGTGTGCTGCTATGACATCTTCAGGATTAGGAGCACCACTACCTGGGTCTGTGGCGAGACGCAGGACCTGCTCCGAATCGTACATCTTGTTGAGATATGTAGCATCGATAATCATAGCAATCCTCCAGTGGGTGGGCAGAAGGAGGCAACTACCCACCCACCAGGAGAACACACCTATCAAGTGTAGTCACTAGCTTTCACCTTGATGGCATTCTGCCACATACCATAACCAGCTGAGTAGTGCACCCTCGCACCAAACAGGAACTCATCATTGAAGAAGGTCCATTCAGAGATGTTTTGCCCAGTACGCATCACACTCTGAATCTCAACACTTGAGAGGGCCTGCAGAGCACTCTGGTCTGCTTCAGGAATGGGATCAGGGAACTGCACCTTAGGACCAAACCTCTGGAAGATGAAGGGCTGAATGGGTGTATCAAGCTTGAACAGATACCAAGTACCATACCTCACCACACCACTATCATCTTTGAAAGGTTCATCGTAGTTAGTGGTGATGACCTGACCAACTGTCTTCATCGTTAGATTACCAGTATCACTGATCATTGTGGCTTCGATGGCAGTCCTGACGAAGAACTCATTCCTGGGATGACAAAGAATTGCCAATCCCTCAGGAGCAGCATCATCATGCCAGGGCAGTCCTCTGTCATCCTTCAGAGCGAGCAGTGCAGCCTTGGCATTGACCAAGTCAAGCTGGAAGGCTGCTATGCAGTCATCTCTGTTGTTCTTCGTACTGCCCTGAATGAGTGTATTGGTCTGATGACCATCCATTGTGTTGATCTGGCTAGTACCATCACCCAGGTCATGGTCAGTACCAAAGAAGTTCTTCTTGTCGTAACAAGTCCCATTAGTCTTAATCAGCTGCCACACAAGCTGATCAGGGAAGTTAGCGACACGAGAAGCAAGACTCTGTATGAGAGTCCTCAGCTGTCCAGTCTGATCATACTCGAACAATCTACGCGGCACCTTGATACCAGTCGCATAGACCTTGTTCTTGATCGTGTAGCTGTATTCACTGAATCCAGAGAGAACACGCTCATCCTTCATCTCTGCCAGATTAGGCAGAGTGGAGATCATCGCGTATTTCTCTTCTTCCTTGTCCGAGTCAACAACAGTACACAACTTAGTGTACTTTGCTACTCTTTGCCGCGTAAGGAATTCGCGGGCAAAGATACCTCGGACACCACGCTCAACAATACCAAGATCGAATGGAAGCATAGCACATCCTTTCTACCTCGTTCGGTGGCTTAGCCACCTTTACTGCCGAACTAGGCTTCCGAGGCTAATCAATCAACCAGTAACACCGCCCTGCACCCAGCAGGTCGGCCGCATTTCAACTTTTGCAATCGTACCAGTAACTGCATCGGTTGTAGTAATTGCAATTGTCACAGTCAGGATACACAACGCACCAGGCGTCAGTGAGGTACCAGTTATGGTAAAATCATAGTTAGCATAATCAGTGGTGAGGTTCTGTGCATTCGTCGCAACCAAATCACTACCCAGAGCACCATCAGAGATGGCTTTGAATGCAGCATCTATGGTCGCGCTGGTTCCTGGTGTAGCACTCACCTTTGCGCGTATCCTGACTGTTATATTAGTACCAGCCTTGTAATCGCTCGGTACTGTGTACACGAACGACGCACTGCGTGTTGCAGTCCCACCAGAAACAGCACTCGTGGTGAGAGCATACCCCGCAGGGTCATCAGCCAGACCCAGATAATTACCAGTACCAGTATCACCCAGAACATCCTTAATGGCATCTGGCTTCCTGAACTCTGAGAGAGGCAACTGATAAGGAGCAGTTGTAGAAAGCTGTCCAGGATAGGTCGAAGGTGTTATATCCACCCACACCTCAGTAGAATTGCTTCCAGCTGACTCCGAATCAGCACCATGCTTCACGCAGGTACCAACGAAGATGCCATTGGATACATTACTTACGGTATCCACCAAATAGTCGGTACTGCTACCCTGTGCTGTGTGCATGAAGATGCGTGCACCAGTCACAGTAGGTATTGCAGCAGTATTCGCCAACTTCATCTTGAAGATGCCATGGCGTCGTACCCTCACTCTGGTGGTACCAGCCACTACATCAGCAGCTGCAACGCCTTCCTCAGCAATCCCCTGGAAATAGAGACCACTGGTATCACTAGCCATCACAAGGTAGCCCGTACTGTCCAGAGCGACAGGAGCACCTCTGTAGATGGTAGTATTCGCTTTCACTGGGAAGCTGAGGACATCGCCCTTCAGCTTCGCATTTACAAAACTACCAAGATTGCCACCAGCCATAGTTTACTCCTCAGTCATAAAGTCCCGTTGCTATGCGGTTGGGGCGTTCTCTCAGGTCCACATAGACCTGATTTCCTGTAATCTCTGAGATTCGCCCCACCACTACTCTACATTTAGTAGGGTCATACAACTGAACTGTCTCATCATCGTAGAGGCACGCCAACCGACCTACTACAGTGGGTGAAATCACGCCATTGAAGTTCAGCCGCAACTTCACATCACGACGCACGCGTACCTCTCCCGATGTTTTTGCCTCCAACGCATAGCCAACAATGAGCTGCTTATACTCGTCATTGACATCGTTGACTGCTTGGTATGCACAACCATCAGTCAAGCGAATCGCTACCAGCGCACCTCTGTAGATGTTAGCACCTGTACCTACAGTGTACGCCTGGATGTCGCCCATCTTGGCTTGTAGGTTAGAACCTACATTCGCTGTCAGAGCCATATATCCTCCTTACCGTCTTACCATTGTTATTACTGCTCATTCGGACTCTGATTCGAACGAAGAAACCTCGCGAACTGAAGGTCCTCAGGTCGGACGCCCAGCCGCGAGTAAATCTCCCTGTTCGTTTCATAATCCTGCAGATCAAACGACACTGTGTTATCATTTATAGGAGTATCATAGGTCATTCTCGTAGTCAGTACCTTCGGAGCAGACTCAAGCATTTCCTTGAACTGCTCAACCTGGTCAGGTGTCTGACTCATCAGATACTCCACTGTCTGCTCTATGTCACCTACAGGAGCACCACCTCTCTTCTGCTCGAGGAGATAGTTCTTCAGTTCCTCATACTGACGTGAGGCCTGCAGAAGTGCATTCGCAGCCTTCAACTGACCAACCTCACGCTGCAGGTCATAGAGGACAGGATCCTCACCCGCATAAGCGAACTGGTCACTAGCTTCCCTATCTACAGGCTCGATGAATTCATTATCAGGATCTCCAGGATCACTCTCGAGTCCTGTCTCTTCATCGTAGTCAGCACCCATGAGTGAGGGATCAATCTGAGAGACAACCTGACTCATGCCTTCCTGTCCTGTAGGCAGTCCCGCAGGATCAAACTGAGCTGTAGGATTCTGCATTCCTGCCTGTCTCAGGACCTCTTCAGCATACATCTCAGGAATATCATCCAATGCATAACCGCGACGACGACGCCTCAGATAGTTAATGAGAAGAGCAGTTCCCAGAGGAAGTCCTGCCAGGCCAAGTCCAGAAATACCAGTCTTCCAGGGATGTGCTTTGGCCATAGCTTTCAACTGCTGCCACATCCCAGGTGCAGCCGCAGCTTCAGCGTACAATTCGGGAAGGTCATCCAGAGCATATCCCTTCTTCTTCCTATGTCTCCTTATCGCCGCAATGGTAGCTGCAGTTCCTACTGGGATTCCAGCCAAACCAAGCCCAATACCACCAGTCTTCCAAGGATGCTCCCTAAGCATGGTCTTCAGTCGTTGCCACATCCCAGGAGAAGCAGCCGCGGCAGCAGCCTCTTCTGCGTACAACTCGGGGAGGTCGTCCAGAGCATACTTGCGACGGCGTCTCAGGTAGTTAATAAGAAGAGCAGTTCCCAGAGGAAGGCCCATCAAACCAAGACTAGTCGCTCCTGCCTTCCAAGGATGCGCTTTGGCCATAGCCTTCAGCTGTTGCCACATTCCTGGAACATCTTCAGCATACATTTCAGGAATATCATCCAACGCATAGCCACGACGACGCCTTCTCAGATAATCAATAAGAAGCGCAGTTCCTACTGGGACTCCAGCCATCCCAAGTCCGAGGGCGCTGGCCTTCCAGGGACGAGTCTTAAACAACTGCTTCAACTGCTGCCAATACCCTGGCGCTGCGGCTGCAGCAGCCTCTTCAGCATACATCTCAGGGAGATCATCCAAGGCATAGCCACGACGACGACGCCTCAAATAATCAATGAGGAATGCAGTTCCTACTGGGACTCCAGCTATTCCCAATGCAGTCGCACTAGCCTTCCAAGGGCGTGTCTTAAACATCTGTTTCAACTGCTGCCAATACCCTGGAGCGGCAGCTGCGGCTGCGGCTGGAGCCTCAGCATACATCTCAGGAATATCATCCAGAGCGTATGCATCCTCTCCATCATCACCATCATCGTCATCATCATCATCCTCAGGCTCACCATAACTCAGGAGAGCTTCTTCGTAGGGATCAAGGGCATAACCCCTCCGCTTCCTTATGTACTGACGGAGTCCCCACAAACCCAGAGGAATACCAGCCAGACCAAGGGATGCCCCAGTAGTCTTCCAAGGATGCGCTTTGGCAAGTCCTTTCAGTTGCTCCCACATCCCACCGTAAGACTCAATATCATCGGGATCCAAAGCATACCCTTCACGCGGTCCCCACAGAAAGCGTTTCAGACCCAACGCACCAAGGGGTACACCCAAACCAATGCCAAGGGTGGATTTTGGATGAGCTGACATCCAATTCTGCATCGACTGCAGCCTTGGATGTCTGCCAATGAACTTTTCCAGTCCACCAGCCATTCGCAAGAACCAATTGGGATTGGACATATTACCTCCAGTCATGGATGAAGACAGACAGTACCATCTCCATCTCTAGCCAAGGGCAGATCATACTCAAGGATTCTTATGTCTGAATCCACATCCAGACCATCCTTGATAGCTGCTTCTACCAACTCGTACAACTCTTTCTTATGTGCTTCCCTCACCTTATCCAGAGCAGTTGGGAGAAAGGTCTCCACAACCGCCTTCTGTACCGTCGTAGGCTTGAACCTCTTCAGAGATTCTAGCACTGCACGAATGGTACTGTATATCTCAATCTTCTCCTCATCTGTGTACATACTACTTCCTTATCAGACCCCTACAAGCTGCAGTTGTCTGTACAAACAGAAAGTCTCGCAGTGTAGGTGGTGAGGGGGGCCCGCCATAGCAAACCAGCTCTTCCTCTTCTATCAGACGAGGTGATGAACGCCATCTACTTTGCTCACCACCTCTCTCATAAACCATCTGAGGAAGAGCAAAGTGTGATGTTGTACCACCCAGAAGAGCCAATGCCAATATCCTACGAGACTTAGGTAGTATTTCTACTGACCTGTTCGGCCATGCGTTCTGTTTTATTTCATTCACCAACGCCTCAGGTAATTTCACCAAGTCAGCATGCAAAATACCCGACTGAGGATCAAACCTGAGGTTGTCTAGGAACCCAACTGCTTTCTTCTCTGTCCCCTTCTGATTATGCCCAATGATTATCATTGGACGATAACCCATTTCCTTGAATTTCTGGTGGTTGCGAATTGCATCTCGCATCCACTCTTCATTACACTCAAAGCCCCTATCACTGTGAGTTTTGAAGATGGGTACATCCCTTATAGTATAGGACCCATCCTTCTCTCTCTTTATCTCGAAACTCATAATTCTATATGAAAAAGGTTTCTTTCTAGGGAGCAACTAAAAACTCTTTTTAACCTTAGAAGTAAGGCCCATATGAGGGCGCAGCATTCTTACGCGCATTCAACTCAATATCCAACCTACTTATATGCTTCCTAAGCTCTTCCCGACGTGCTGTGTCCATACCTTCTCTCGCTGCCATGTGTTCCAACCTATTCTTCATGAGCTGTAGTTCAAGATTCGACCTACCCGAGAATCCTTTGAAGTAACCCCTAGGATTCACAGGAGTCTTATCCACAGTCACCTTAGGAAGAGGAACATAGGTATTCAACCTGCTCAGAGCTTCCCTAGTCATACCCCTCAGAGCAGTTGCTACAGGTTCCAATCTGAGTATCCTACCCAAATCCCACTTCTTTTTCTTCCTCCAGAATGGCTGCTGTTGCTGCTGCGGTGGGGGAGGATTCGGGTTTGTCATTCCCTCAGCCACTCCATCTGCATAAGCCAACATAGCCTCCCTAGACTTGAACTTGGCTATATGGAAGCCCTCACCTATCTTCACATCTTCTGGATGGTATTGACCAGGACCTATGACAGACGAACCCCAACTACCACCCCAACCAGGTACTATCTTTCCTAACTTCCTTGGTACTTGTCCTGGTGCATGAGGAAGAGCAACTTCCATACTCTCTAGCAGACTTTCAAACCCTTTCTTGTATGGGTCTGCCGAAGGAGGAGGACCACCTCTAACAATAGAACCCATAGGTTCATAACCAATAGTCTTGATCATCTTCTGTTTTATCCTTGCCCATACCCCCTTCTTCTTCTCAGCAGGAGCACGACTACGAATTGCATGTGCTAGTGCTTTAGTCACTCTGCTAGTATCTACTTCAGGGAACTTCTTCGTCCTATCATCTGGGAGAGGTACAGCCTCAGTACCAAACATCTCCTCAATCTTCCTACACATCTCAATTGCTTTGGGGTCATCATGTGACATCCCCTGTAGGAAGGATACCATCCTATGATACTCATGCCATTTTGGTCTGTAACCATAGGTCTCTGGTGCTATGCGGTCCTGGTCTGGGGAGGGCAGCAGTAGCTCTTTCAGTTTCTGGACCGCTTGCTCTCTCCTCTCTTCTGAGGTATTCTTCCTCAGTAGTATCTGTGCTTGGCGGAACGCTTCTGCTGGCACTACTTCTCGGAACTTAGGATACTCACCTCTCGCATTCCTCTCTGGTATCCACGCGTGAGGAAGCCTCCACCTCATCTTGTCCTCTTTACTCTGAGACCAACCCCTCTGAGAGAGTGCTATCAGATTCTTGAGATACCAAGTAGCCTTTGGTTCTCTCAGACTGTACTCCTCATTCGTCCCCTCCTCTATATCAACAAGTTCTTTCAGATGTCCCAACGCCGCTAGAGGGTCCCTACTATGCACTCTCAATACTTTGGCAAGATCCTTCTCAACATCTGGCTTCTTGAACTTTATGTTTGCATACCTACCACCCTTAACTTCCTTTATCACAGCATCAGGGAATCCCATCGTATGAATATTAGATATTGCCATCGCTGCGATAGGATCCCTCGTCTTCCTTCCAGACAATATCTTTATTAAGTCTGCATATGCATGACCCTTAGCCTGCCATCCTGTGGGAGGAAGCTTCCACTTCTCCTTCGGAAGTGGTGCTGCATAACTCTTTCCTTTCTCTGGAAGACCAACGAACTCACCAACCTTGGAAACATGTTCCAATAGCTTCTGTCTCCTGCGAGAATTTAGCAAGGGGTGGAAAGCTCGCCGAACCTTCCACTGAGCTCCAGAACCTACCCTGAAGAGGTCTTCCATACCACTGAAAGTCTTCCCTTCCTTCCATGGCATTGGTATTGGTATCTCAGGATACACTTCCTTTATCTTCTGCAGTCTTTCCAAGCCCTCCTTCGCATATGGATCCTTCGCAGAACGACCAGCAATCATTGCTAGTGCATTGATGTACTCCCGCGGAAAGGGATTCTTGCGACGAGGATGGTATGCTATATCTCCATATGTCCTAATCCTCTCCCAAATCCTTTCTGGTTCCTTAGTCCTAGTATGCACTGCTTTCTTCACCAGTTTCCTGAGCACAGGGTCCTCGGTCCACTTCGAGAAATCTCTGAACTTACCTCCCTCAGGTGATGGTATCCAAAGTGATCTCTGTCTCCCCTCCTTAACAGACCAAGTACCCTTCCTCAGACTAGAGTCCAATCCCTTGATAGCTTCGATTGTCTGTAATGCCTTTGGGTCTCCCTCTGGAAGATTCGACAGTTGTGACACAAGGCGGATGTAGGCATCTGTTCCATGTTCTAGGCCTCTCCAATACTTAACAGGTTCCTGCTGAGAACTGAGCAGGGAACTAATCCAGAGACTCCTCAACTGCTCTGGCATACTTTGCAGGAAAGGAAACTGCATCAACAATTGCACTTCCAGAGGATTCATTAGAATACCTCATAATCATCAATAGCAGAGAGAGGTGTCAGGTTCGGAAGCACTCTCATCTTAGCTGCATTCCACATACCTGCAGCCTTGGCAATGATGTTGTTAGGACTAGTGAACTTGTGCCTCCTACCCCATCTCCTACCAAGGTCAAAACTAGGTCCATACTGTGACCTTAGCAAGGACTCACGTAGAGGTTCGACCTTCGTCCCCAACATACTCTCTTGCTTGCCTATCTCAATACCTGTCCTCCATCCTTCATCATCAAAGTCATAGCGTCTCTTGTACTTCCTAACATACTTAGGAAGTTTCTTTCCCTTCGGTGTGTGTGCTTCCCACCGAGCTGCCATCTCAGGATGGTTAAGCCACATCCAACGACGTTGTGCTTCACTCTTGAAAGGCATATTACCATGTCCTCACTACTTTAGCCTGTCTCTCACGCTGAAACAGACTACCACCTACAAAACCCAGACCTCCACCTGCCAAACCACTCAATAGAGACCAGGGAACCACATACTTTGCTACGCCATTCGAGTACATCCACCTCCTCCTACCTCTCAAACTGTACCTACCTTCCCTGAGTTTCTTCTCCAAGTAGCGTTTTCTAAGGAGGTAAGCACCCAAGAGACCTCCAGCAAAAAGACCTAAACCTACTCCCCCTCGGATAGCCAGCTTCCTAGAAAGCTCCTCCCCTGTCAAATCCGAAGGAGTCGTATGCGCATAAGAAAGTGAGTACTTCCGCCTCCACTGAAGAGGTCGCTCTCTTATCATCCTATCTACAAGCTCATCCCTTAACCTACGCCTACCATGCAGAAAACCAGCTAGGACACCAGCACCTAGCATACCAGGATAAAGAATGTACGCAGGATCAAACCCTAACTCCGGTGGTGGCCACTTCATAATAATCACCTCATTATAATGATTTACCCGCCTGAAGTCTCTTCTTCAGCGCATGTCTCTTAGCGAGAAAGAAAGTCAGAAAACTCCCCGCACCAAGACCTGCAGGTATCCCTGCATGGAGACCTATATCCTTCAAAGCTTTATTCCTGGCAATCTTATATACGTCCCCTAAGAGATCTTCAAATGAAAATCCACCCATACCCACACCTGCAAATGAGTAGTTCTGCCTCCAAGAAGGTCTGCGTTCATTTATCATCTTATCTAGAAGGCGTACCCTCGCTCTGTGTTTAGCGTACAATCCACCTAGTAAGCCACCGAGACCTATTGCAGCAGGGCTGGCGGTAAGTATAACAGGAACAGACACATCATACTTAGTAGGAGGAGTATCCAACGCGAACATAGTCTTGAGCGCTCTTCTCTGTCGCTCCTTCTCAATCATTCTACCTACAAAGTAAGACCCCAAACCACCAGCACCCGCAAGAGCCGCACCAAGCCCCAGCAGAGGCAGCGCAGATACTGGCTTAGTTACCTTGACTATCTTAGGCACCTCTACTGTTCTTGTTACCTTCTGCAATCTTCTTAAGGCTGGGTCATGCAATCTCTCAATACTACTCTTAAGACTCTCTCTATGAAAGTCTTTCACACTCTGAGCCCACGCCCCTGTCAACATCCTCCTAAACCTTCGTCCTAGTGGACCCTCACCTCTTACGTGTGCTCGAACGCGTTTCAGCATGCCTCCTGGGAGACGCTTCAGATTATGGACAAGATGCTCATTTATGGGGTGTCTTGGATCTTGCAGAACAGTAGGTATGACAGTTCTAATTAAGTCCTCTTCTGTGGTAGGGAGTCCATGCTTCTTCCATACCCTAGATTGTCTTACTATTTTTAGATAGTCGGGGAGTGTCTCTGGTCTCTTTACTCCCTCGTTAGGCAGCCAGTGTCCGACTGTCATTGACCTTATAATGCGCTTATGCAGCGTATCAATAGCAGCTCTTCTCTTCTCTGGCGACATATAACGCAACACTGGAGACTTCAGCGAGTAGTCTCTTCGGCGTCCTAGCCTCCAACCCATAAGAGCACCTAAACCCGTAGCAGCTGCACCGACACCTGCTATAGGTAGAAGTGACCGAAGTTTAGCAGGTGGTGGTGGTGGTAGTCTAGTAAGCATTCTTCTGCTAATAGACATCTCAGGAGGAGGTGTGGGTGGAGGAGGCCTAAAGACTCCCCTAATAGCTCTATTTATCAACCTCTTAGCTATTAGTTCTGGTGATCGTGCCCCATAGACCAATATGGGGCCAGTTAGCCCATACTTTGCTCCCTGCTGATGCAATTTCATGATCATGTCATGATACTTCTTATGATGACTTTCCACCGTTTGGTGCCATATCTTATGCAATGTTAGATATTCATCTGGTGTCAAGAGTGTGGATGGAAGCCCCCCATTCAGATGAATTTGAATATGATCAAATGTATCCTGTGGAAGTTTTTCCAGACTATCCCAGAAACTTTTTCCTAAGGAATTTTGGCTGTAGTCTGCTATCTTCCATGCACCATATAGAGGAACTCTTTTGGAGACATCTCCTTTCTTGAGGCTCCTGGCTATTTCTTGGAAATCCCTAAGTGTCTCTGGTTCCTTTACTCCCCTTTCTGGGTCTGGAGGCTGCCAAGTCCCGAGCAATATCGCCTTGCGAACGCGCTTACTTAGCTCATTGGCAGCTGCCATCCTCTTCTCTTGTGAAAGGTAGCTCAATGTTCTTAGTCTTGGTACTGCATAGTTCAATATTGGAGACTCGGGAACATCCTTAGGCATGAGCTTCAGTAACTGAGGCTGTGCAACTGAGACAGCCCATCCAAGCCTACCAATGAAACGCGTCTTCATTGCTGTACTAGCGGGAGAATGAGCCAGTGCAGCACCTTCCATCCTACCCAACTGCTTCGCAATGCTAGTTGCACCAAACCCCTCCGCATACTTCAATGCACGCGTTAAGACCTTGTACAACTTTTTCCTGAAATATGAAGGTGAGGAGGGACTCAATGCATATGTCACAGCATCCTCCAATGAAGCATAGTCTGGTCTCTCATCTTCAATCTCTATCTCAGGAAGGTCTGGGTGAACCTTCGAAAGACGCGACAAGAAACGTGCTGTTGCGATACCTGCTATAGGCAACGCACCAGCAAGACCAATACCAAGCACCGCCTTACCCAGACTCGCTAGCTTACCCTCTGGAGCAATACGACTACTACTGCTACTACTAATACTAGGTATCGAACCACCAAACGATGTACCACCTAGACCTGCTTGAACTAAACCTTGAGCAATACTGAGTGGGTCGGCATATTGTTGTTGTTCCTCTCCTGGGATAGCCACACCTGAATTCCTCAAGTGCTGCATTATCTTGATATACATTTTCCTAACACGCTCGGGGTCCCTAGGTTGAATAAAAAACTCCCCCACATTCCTCGTGTCCTTTAATCTAGCAGAGTTACCAGAACTCCGCCTATAATCCAACACACGAGGATTCTCCCTCTTCTTCAGAAGTTTTGAACCAACATAAGCACCCAAACCCACCGCACCAATGACACCCATAGTACCTAAAGCAGCTGGAACCTTCCAACTTTGTGAGACACTTCTCTTTCCAACCTCCTGTATGATGTGACTGGGTACACCAAGAGACCCTAGATCCACTCCCTTCTTTTGTAGAAACTCAGCTACATCCTTCAGAACCTCAAACTTCGCTCTTGCTGATGCGTTATGAGCCTTGACTATCAATTCCCTCGCTCGTTCAGGGCCGAATACTGCTGGATTCTCACTTACATGCTTTAGCATGCTCTTCCACACCTTTGTATAGGGGGCGGACATACTACCAGGTCGTGGAATCCCATATGCATATTTCTCCCAGGTGGGTTGCATCTTATGCACCTTTCTGTAGCCTGCCTTCCTAACATTTGTCCAGGCTGCAATGGCTGCCATGGTCTTTGCCTTCCTCTCGTCCAACTTTCCCGCCTCCACGAGAGGTCTCGTCTCCTCCCTGTGTCTTCTATATGTCTCCTCCAAGATTCTGTTCACCTCAGGTGGTGCATTCTTCACATAGGGATATATGTAAACTGGTCCAGCAGGTTTTCTTTTCTGAGAAATCCTATACAAATCTTCAGACTTCAATCCTCCACGCCCACCGAACACGCGGCTCAGCCACTGCAACCTCGTCCTGAGAGGTACTTTATGCTGGCGGAGCTCACCTTCGAGCGTTCTTATGTACTTTGGATTGTGCTGTTCCTTCCTGTTCGGTACTGGCATTGTTAGGCTGACCTCCACCAGCCATCATCATCTGCATCATTTGTATCTTCTGCTGAGAGACAGTTGCCTCACCAGGGAAGGGTTCTCTCAATCCTGTAGCCTCTCTTATCTGAGCCTCAGACACTTCTAGACCCAGATTGATAGCAGCATTGACCACCTGCAGGAAGGCAGCAGCATCTGTAGATGGTGCACTCTTGAACAGAAACCTGGGTCGTACCTTTTCTGGGAGCTGCGGTGTATTGAGGGCTGCATCATACTTCATCAGTGTCTTGTTGATCGTGTCCTCCAACTGATTCTTATCACTCTCAACAATCTGCATGAAGACACTACGATGCACCCTGGCAGCCGCATAGCTACCTACATCTGGCATCTCGGTCATCAACTCCTGACCGAGTATTGCTCTTGTAATGAGTCTGTCTATGTATTCAATGAAGGAAATGAAGAAATCAACACTACCTGTGCTCTTCACTACATCAACATTCACCTCTCCCTTCTTACCAGGTACCTGCACCACACTGTCATTCTGCAGTGCAGCCATGATATCTGCCATCCTCTGTGCGAGGAGTGCATTCTGAGGTCCAGTATACAACAGCTTGAAGGGCAGACCATACTGCTCCAACGCTTTGAGTAGGTATCTGAGCGTCACTACTTTGAAGTAGAAGTAGTGATAGAGAGGTGTATCTGCGAGACCTTTACCGAAGTAGCAGTATCCCATCTCCTCTGGACGCAGCCAACTACCATCACTTACATTGAATATGTGATGAATGAACTTATAGGACGGTACAGGTTCACCAGTTACAGGTGAGTTCCTAGTCTTGAGGCGGAGATTCCCATCCTTATCGAACACAAACCTGTCCTTCCACACAGGGAAGTGTTCCTTCACAACATACTCCCCTGAGTCAGGATCCAGTCCCCAAACCAGTTCAACTACCGCCATACCTGGCAAAAGAGCGTCCATCAGATTAGAGAACATCTCAGAGATGTTGCTAATCTTCTTCAACCTCCGCTCTGCTGCATTGGCAAACTCCAATGCTTGAGGATCATTCATGAAATCATCTGGAGGTCTCACCACCCACGGGAGGCCAGTAGTAGCAGCCTTTCTAACCTCCAAACAGTAATATATCTGAGGATCCCTCAGCATCCTCATGTATACCTTGGGATCCTTGCGGAGGGCGTAGTCAGGGTCAGTAACTACACCCGCAATCAGTGTCCAGAATACCTTATCAAACCCAGCCCACCGCTCAGTGAGGGGAATCCCTTGCTTCCAGGTAAACCCATGAGCATCTGTTATAGGTGGTGCTACAGTATTAGTCTGCATTCGTGCTAGATAATCCGCACGAATGCGCTGATACTCCTTCAGTAGCGCTTGCTGATCCCCATTATCAGATGGTCGGGGTCTTGTCAAAGGCTCCAATGCCATGTTGGATCCTCACGTAGGGCATGTCAGGGTTTGCTATGCGGTTGGGGTCAGGTGGTCTGGGGAGCTCCTCGATCTTTATGTCTTCAGGATCACCCAGAATCCTTCGCGCACCTTCAGCTCTCCTCCAGGGTGCGACATGCTCCAACTCACATGAACAAGCCATTCTTACGCAGTCACAACAGTCATCATTCTCCTTGAGGGGCTTCTCATCCTTACACTTCTCTATTGGCTTTGCACGATAGGAAGGAATCTCCCTCAAGGTTTGTGTACAATTCTTCGTAACGAAGATCCTCCTAGTTAGTATCAATGTCTGTACTAGGAGGATTCCATCCATCACTTCCTTCTCTGCGGGCACACAAAAGATACCCGCTCTGCCAACTCCTGGAAGTTCCAGATGCTCCAGCTCTGCCCTGGCCTGAGCATCATGGTCTGTGTATGCATGCTGAGGTATTGGGAACGCATACTTCTCCCAGTGTTCTACATCCTTTGCACGAATAGCTGCTCCATGTTCTCTCATTGTACGATGGCGTTGATAGTACTCATCAAAGAAAATAATCTTTCGACCATCACACACATACCAGAGACACACGAAGGGATGCTCAAATCCGAAGTCAATCACGCGTCCCCATGTCCATTTACTGCTCTTATCGAGGATGGAACTGTTCCAAATATCATCGATTGTACACACCAATCCATCAGGATAGGGACGCAAATCGAAGTCACCCCAGTATGCACCCTCAAATGCAACGAACTCTCCCAGTACATATCTGCGATAGTAAGGTGTTCCTTCCTTGAAAGAACCCTTCATTTCCTCTGTGTACTGCTTCGGGAGGAAGACATTCTCCAGTGTAGGTGCTTGTACCAGCGCATAACTCTCAGGTCTCTTCTGTGCTTCTACAACAAAATAATCATAAGTCCAGTGCGTGGGACCAGCGGGGTTCCCTACACAGAACCCAATACAACGCTGGTTCCCACGCATCCTTCCCTGCAACATCCTGAAAGTATCGAGTTTTACAGAGCCAACCTCATCCAGACCCCACCAATCTAGTGTGAGACCTGCCAATCTCTCTTCGTTCTCCAGTGAACGAAAGAGGATTTCAGCACCATTCTTGAGAATGATCTTGTTACTACTCTTGTGATAGACCTTAATCCACTGAGGAGGACAGAGCCTGAGAAAGGTTCTCTGCGTTACATCAGAGAGCATCTTATAGGTAGGTGCACCAATTAAGCCTAGAGAACCAGCACCGTAGTGCGCTGCTGCACGCAATGCTTGTATGCACAACGCATAGGTCTTACCACTACCAAAGCCACCTATATATGCAGAGTGTACGACTCGGTCACAGTTCTCGAAGAACTGACCCTGCTTAGGAAGATACTCAAACCTGAGTACATTCTCACCCATACAAATGACTCATGTGACCACCTCCACCACCTCCACCCTGGTACGTACCTGTTATAGTAGAGAACCTAGCTGTGACACCTTTCTTGATTGAATCCGCTGAGGGATAGTCTGGCAACTCCAGTTTCTGGTCACTACCATCACTCTTAATAGTCATCGCTTCAATCATGTTAGGCGCTACATAGTACAGCGTACCAGCTGTACTCTCATCATAGATAGGCAATGCACAGATATCCATCGTAATCTTGCACTTGAGGGTGACTGATGAGGCACCAGGACCCATGTACACAATACTACTCGTATTACCTATAGTCACATCACCTGTAACCTCCAAAGAACCAGCCCACAGCGCTATTATCCCTGTATAGTTAAGGTCCCCAGAGGTGACAGTGAGTTCCACATGATGAGAACCAGTTGCACTTATCTCAAGAAGGGACCTATTTACATAGTCACCTATCTCACCTATTATGCGTAGTGCTTCGACTATACCATCACTGACTACAATAGGTATACTACCTTGTGAACTCTCTGCACTCGCATACACTAGGAGGGGATTACTTGAACTTTCACCCAGTCGACCAGCTGACATATAGAGGATTGCACGGTCACCTCCTACAATAGACCCCACTGCTGTGGCACCATCTATCCAAATAGGAGTCCATCCAAGGTCTCCCCATATTGAGGTTACATCGAAACTTATGGTACCAGTACCGCGCGCCCAGATTACATAGTTGGAAGCAGTCCCCTGATAGATGGTACCTCTTACAGTAGCACTGCCATTACCACTCTCAGTTATGTACAATACTTTTCCTGAGGGATCCTTTACATCACAATAACCACTAACAACATGAATTAGGAAGTCCGTGTAACTCGTACTATTCTGTGTAGCAGACGAAGTCACATACAGAGAGCCACCGTTCACTTCAATGAGATTGTCTTGACTTCCCACTACTGTGGAGGTGGTGAGGGAACCACCACTTCCTATAGTCACATAACCCCCACCCGCACTAGAAGTAACACTAGCTACTGTCACATACGAGTTGAGAGTAACATAGTAGCCATTGAGATCCGCAGTATCATACTCTCCAGGAGGAGAGGGATCCCAATACTCATCTTCCCAAGCACCCCTGTCTGTTCTTGTACAAGTAGCCATTACTCTACTCTACCTTAGCCTGTATTGCACTGAGGAAAGCCTTCGCATCATCATCCTTGTCCAGGTCAAGGGTTGCTATGCGGGGGCTTATGTATGTGCGTCCCTCAATCTCTTTCTTGTCCACCATCTGGACAAGTACCTTCTTAGTAACGGGCTCAACTATGATCCTTCTGATTTCTGTCTCTGTCATTGTATCACCTTCCTCACAAATGCAAGTACTTGCTGGATGTTAGCCAGCAAACCAAGACCCACAGCAATACCACCATAAATGAGAAGTGCCTTATTGATGGACTTCTCTATGCGGGTCATCCTCTCGTCGTGTGAGGCGCACTGCAGAGTATCCATCCTCCGCTCTACTCTGTCTAGGCGCACAACCATACCATTCTGAGGATGTCCATTCCCTATAAGGATAGTACTTATGCGGTGAACATCCGAAGCAATAGCATCTACCTTAGCATGCAATTCATCGATATTGCTCATCTCACTTCCAATCCTCCCATGGCGGTGTGAGGAGTGCTTCTTTGAGAGACCCGCGGCGGACGGCATCGACGATGACCTGAACTACACCCACTACCAACAACACAATAGCGCAGGCCCACAACCACCAGGGCACCTCGTACACGCGTACGAGAACAACTGCACCGATGGCAAGCACTCCTCCGAACACCACCATGGCTAAACCGAGAGTAGTCAACTTGAGAACTAAGAGAACCACAGCACCAGCAGCTAACACTACCAGACCCAAGAAGAGAGCTCGGTGGAGCGTGCGTGACAAATCCTGGAGTCTCTGGAGCTGACGCTCCTGCTCTTGTGCTATGCGGGTCTGGGTGTCAATCCCAACGATGAGCCGCTCTACTGTGGCCTTAAGCTTCTCTATCCCTTCCAGCATAGACTTGTACAGAGCAACACCGCTCTGCATAACGTGTGGCTGGAGGTTCTTAGCATCTGTCTCCACAGCATCCAGATATGTTTTGACAGATGTTGCTTCTCTCTGTGGCTGCTGCATATCTGCATGTGAGGGCAGGGTGTGAGTGCATCCAGTGGAGAGGAACAGCAGCCACATTATCAGGATGGTGACAGCGGTGCTCCAGCACTTCACACTGCCACCATCATTGCTAGTATGGACGGGGACGGGATGTTGTACTAACTCGCCCATATGAGTACAAAAGTCGTGGTGGTTCCATCTACGCTCTTGACTTTGATGACTGGCTTCATCTCATCGAAGAGGAGCCACTCGCTCTGAGTCACGCGCAGAGAACCAGCATTAGGGTCTCCTTCTCCAATGTCATGTCGAACGAGGAGACCATTCCCGCTCACAATCTGTATCTTCACAGCTTTGACGCCGCTATGCGGGGCTTGGTATGTGTACACAGTGGTCCCCGTAGCAGTGAGTACATCATCGCTGTGCTGACGATAGCATCCGAGAGCAATCCACTCCTGCGGAGAGCGGATTGGTCCGTCTGAAATCTCAACGTAGCAATTCGTTACATTGACACCTCCACCCTCTCTGCGGATGTAGACACTAGCATCCTTGTGATTAACGCCGTGCAGTTGATAGATAGCACGACCCGCCATGAAGTACCAACTCTTACAGTCATTCAGAGAGAAGTAGAGCGGTGCTTCACCTCCATTGTAGATGCGGATTATGTTCGCTGTTCCTCCAGAGAAGGTACCAGCGAGTACTGGTTCATCACTAGTAGTCTGCACAGGTCCATATATACGCTTCATTTCTGTTGCTCCTCGCTGCTGCAGCTGCTGCTGATGACCTTGGGAACCAGTTCTATGCGGATGGGGCTATCAGACTGTTGGTCTACTGAGATGAGTGTCTCCTTGGGGAGTGTAGGGAGAATGATCGCTTTGAAGAAGCCAACTGGGTTAGTGCGGAGAGCATTCTCCAGTCCATCAGACAGTATCTGGATGTTCTCTGACTTCTCCAAGAGAGCATCAAGTGCTTGTATAGCTAGTTTCCTGCCCGAAACCCGCATAAGTCACCTCTACAGGTGTAGCATTCAACACTGACGCAGCCCTCCTAATGAGATCCTTCCAGTCTAGGTTGGCTATGCGGTGGCTGGTTGGGAGGGGTGGCTGCGTGTACTGCCCATCCCTCGCACCAGTGAGGTCCAAGCCTACCATCACCGCAGTTCTTATGATGCCATTAGTGTTCGACATGCACATGTACCTCCCGAACTCATGCATCAAGAGGCGCTCTCTCGGCGAGAGCTTAATGTGGAAGGACCTCCACGGCGATTGAACCTCCACTTGTCCCCACTTCACGTTCCGCTCTGCTGCACCAACTACCATTGCAGCTCTCAGGAGATCAATCCGCTCTAGGTCCCTCCACTTCTCTGGAACTAAGTTCACCACCCAGCACGAGAGCTGGAAGAAGAAGTTCCCACTCGTGCTAGTGAGGAAATCAGCATTCATCCTACATCCAGTTTAACATACAATGCTCTGGGACGCAACAAAATTCTTTTTGGCTATGCGGGTGCGGTGTGCTTTGCTTGAACTTTTGTGTGGGACTTCTTCGTTGGACATGCTGTTTTTAAAAAAAGTTTTTAAAATCTCTTGTTACTTTATAAACTTTTTTTGAAACCAGCATGTCCAATGAAGAAGTCCCACGCAGTTTTCCAAGGAATTTTGAGCAAAAAAAAAGGTGTGAGGTGGGGTTGGTACCCCGCACCAGTCAGAGATTAACTGGTGCGAGGTACCAACGACCGAGGTGTTCATTGCGTTGAACACCATGCTCTCGCAACAACTGTGTGAAGTGACGCACAGAACGAACGAAGGAACGGGCATCTAGCTTACGCTTAGCGCAGTAAGCCTCGAAGCTTTGGAGGAGAGCCGCAGTAGACACCAGTGGAGACTGACCCTTCAATCTCTCTCCACCCACCACTGGTTCCCAGTGTGTAGAGAGCCAGTCGCCTAGCACATCTACACTCTGGAAGTACTCTTCCCTAGCTTCGCGTACCCTCGGTGGTGCCTGCAGCTTCTCCCCTGACAGCCACCGCATAGCACCCTCAACCGCCCACCTCAGAACCTCCCTCCGCTCCTCCTCACCTAACCTCAGCTTTCGCTTCAGTTCTGGATCTGGCTTCTCTGGCACTCTCAGGAAAGGTATTGGCAATATCCTCCTCTTGAGACCAGTGTCATTCCAGTTGAAGTCTGGAAGCTCATTCATCGTCAGCCAGAACTTCGCTTCTAGTCTGAAGTCGAACTCACCCTTGTACAGGTGCCTAGCAGTCACTGTATCACCACCACTCAGCACCTTCGTCATGTACGCATTTAGTCTCCCACCACCTCCACCGCCACCTCCACCTCCGCCTCCTCCTCCTAGCTCAGAAGATATCACCAGTCGCTTGCCTAGCAACTTCGCTATAGCTGGTGATGCCATATTCGCACTCTCTCCACCTACAGCCAGGAACACTTGTGGTCTCACCACAGAGGCATAATCTCCCATTATACCTCTCACAGTCTCTACGAAGGTGGTTTTACCACTCCCACCTGGACCATAGATGAAGAATATCACTTCCTCATCAGTGAGACCTGTCAGTGTATATCCCACTGCCAGCTGTAGGAACCTCTCCAATTCCTTATCATCGCCACACACATCTCGAAGGAAGCGTCTCCACAGTCCTCCCTCTCTCCCTCCCTCTCTCCCTCCCCTCTCGTAGTACACTCCAGTGCACTTCGTAATGTACAAGCTCTTGTCACACTCACGCAGTTCTCCTGTTCTCAAGTCTACTACACCATTCGTACAGCACAAGAGATGTGGATCCTTGTTCATCTCTTCTATGCGGACCCACAGCTGTGGTGCGGACCCGCATAGCCTCAAAAGACTGGACACTCTAGACGCATTCCTGCACACCTTGCTCCACTTCTCGAGTGCAGGTCTTACTTCTTCCTCAGCGTACAAGATATCCTCCTTTATGTTCTCAATTGTCTGGATACAGTAGTGTATCAGAGAATCCTCACCTATGTCCTCCCACCTAATGCCATCCCAGCGATACCACACACCCTCAGCTGGACAATATCTCAGATACTGTCCATGATCATTGATGAACCTGTTCAGGTTACCTAGATCATCACAGGTGTATACTGTTCTGGGATAGCTATAGATAGCATTCACGAGGTCTATCAACTCGTGCTCAGGGAGTTCCCGCTCACACCTCGTGCGGTTAATCTCCCTTGCTTTCTCCAGAGCTTCCTCCTTCAGGAGACCAGCTTGTCTCATCCTACCAATGAGACGCTTGAGAGTATTGTGCGTCTCACCAATAGGTATGATTTCTCCTTCTCCCGCCCCCGATGCATCCGAAGCTGACCTCTTCAGAGCAGTGAGGACCCACTCTGGGAGTGGCAAGAGTTCTCTATCAGCCACTACTCTGTATCTCTGTCCAGATGGATGTAGGGTTGGAGGGCACACTACGAAGTGCCCTCCTTCCCTAACCCGAGAGTCTGCTTTGAAGTCAATTCCTTTCCCTAAGCGTCCAGACAATACTGGACGATCAATCTTGAAGTAGTAATGATAACCACCACCGCCTGTCTCTACAGTGTAAGTGTTAGGTAGTACATCTAACTTGCCTCCATTGCGAGGGTCCACGTCGACCACCGCGACACCTGAACAGACCCCGCATAGCAACCCAATACCTCTCTCTGGGTAATGCGTCCACCACGCACGAATCACGCTCTCGTCCGTAGTGGCGAGGCGAGGCCATTCCTTTATCAGAGGATGCTTACCTTTGCACTCTCTCCTTCTGCAAGAGCATTCTAGCTCTGGCGTGAGAGGGTGGAGAGGGAATACTCTCCACCCTCTACGCGCATAGGAGAGAGCCATTTCTAGTGTCTCATTCCTCATCATCTCTCCACTTGATGGGAACACCTTTAGAGTCTTTGAATGGTACTTGTATCCTTGTGTTCATACCATATCGCGTTAGCAGTGTGTTCCATGCTCTCGCTACCTCTTCTGGAATATCTCTCACATAAATGAGAGTGTACCCAGAGGCCAGCGCATAGCACACTAACTGCCATATGTCATCCCAAGTGTGATCTGAAGCAGAGAACATCTTGGGATACATCACTGTTGGTCTCCCTAGGAGCCAACTCTCTCTATGGCACAACTTACCAGCTACTAGCACGGGTCCCTTGACCCATGCGTCCATCTCCGCTCTCTTCTCAGGGTGTAGTTCATAATAAATCTCCCATGCAGCGGAGCCATAGTACAACTTTCTAAAGTCTTCTGGCAAGTTCTTAGCAATCTCAAGGCGTTCCTTGAGCGCCTTGAGTCTCTCCTTCAGTTGCTTTATTTCTTTGTGTGTTGTGGCCATTTCATTAGCTCCTCCCATTCATCTCTGAAGTCATCTAGGTACCTACGAAGACGCAGTGTGTCTTCCTTCAACCTCCTGTCGAACACCTGGCTATGCAGTGCAGCAGCAGGATGGTACATCGCGAAGACTTCTACATCCTTCTCCACCCCCTCTTGTCCTTGTCGTAGATGTACAGTCCAGTGCGTACCAGCCATTCTGCCAACTGTAGCACCAGGTTCTAGATACTCTAGTGCTTCATTGCCAAAGGAAATGATCAAGCGGAGGTTCTTCTCCATCATCTCCTTCAGCTCATGCACGAGCCAAGTCTTAGGACACAATCCGAAGCATGCTTTACTAGGTGGATCAGGATTGATAGTACCACACTTCACCAGATTGGTGACATAGCACTTCTCTCTCCTGATGCCAGCCTTGTCTAGCACCTCATCCAGCTTCTGTCCAGCTGGACCTACGAATGGCATTCCTTTCTCTACTTCTTGTACTCCAGGATTGCGTCCCAGTAGCAGGATGCGGGAATTTAGGTCACCGCACCCTGCCACAGGACCCAGTATAGCACGTTCCTTACATAGATGACAATCACTCAGCTTTGTCATTGCGCCACCTCACAAATCTTGGAAAGAGACCACCTTTGTCAATGCACGCTATCTCAGCATGCCTACCTATCAACTTACCTTCCTCAGCATCATTCCACAGCTCAATACGCTGCTCATGAGTGAATCCAGTACCACACCAGAACTTACCATACGCAGTTTCTACTCGTATGGCTCCTAGCATGTCTACTTCCACAGTAGAATCTACATGCTTAGGTCTATGCGTGTGGCCAAAGGCGTCCACCTCTGGAGCAGCTATTGACCTCTTCATTGGTTTGTAGTCGATGACTACGCCATCCATGGTGAAGATTGGCTTCAGCTTCCATGCACTGCATTCATTGAAGGTCACTCTTCCATGCTTATACCCACATCCAGGTATTCGCAGGATGAGACCTTCACCACTACCTACGCCACCCACACCAGGACCGCATAGCACCTCCTCGTACACATCATCGAGAGACTCTACCTCCCAGCACTCGCTATATGGCAGAGTGATTTCTGGGAAGTGCTCCTTTATGCGTTTGTGTCTCTCTTCGTAGGGAGGACACTTGCACCATCCCTGGTCAACACTATCCCACTCCTCCAGAGTGAGAGCATCAAATGCATGAGGTGAGAACTCAGGAGGCACCTCAGCATCTTTCTCATTGATGATGCGAACATGCTCCTCCCAAGGATGTATCTGTGAGAGGAACTCACAGTCGAGTATGAGTCCCAGCGTCCTCACCTTCTGTACATACTTCTTGAGTGATATCTCTATCTGTTTATTCCTAAAAGGTTTGAAGTTCCTCGTGAGTACACCTTCAGGTGTGATGAGCATTCTCACACCATTCAGCTTCTCTTGAACGAGGATGGGATAGGGTACTTCCTCTTCTGGATCAGGATACTGATGAGGGAACAACATTGGCTGTGCTGCTATCATTTCCATGCTCCTTCTTTCACGAGATAATTCTTGAGCATCATCTGTGCACGTGAAATCTCATTGACAAAGCATCCAACTACCTCTTGCAACTCAGATGGCAATCCACACGCTCTAGCATACTCTCGCAGGAATCTTCTAGTGTACTCAAAGTTGTATACTGCACTACAACCTTCTAGTCCTTGGAACCTCTCCAGGTACCAGAGTGCTTTCTCAAGGTCTTCAAGACCTCCTTTCCTCTGATGTCTCAAGATGTACTGGAATGCTGAAGCAATGTGATGCTTCATTCCCAACAACTCCACCACAAAGATGGGTTGTATGGGTAACACTGCATAGTGACTGTTGTCTACCACGACTACTCCTTTGCGTATGCACGTACATGGAACCTACATACCACGATACCATCTTTCAGTAACTGATTCCTCTTCTCATCTTTGATGAGCAACTGCCAAGGTGTGTTACACTTATCTAAGAGATGCTGAGGTACCTCCATATCGAATACACCTCTCAACACTATCAGGTCGTCCTCGCCATCCTTCCTATGTTCAAACAGTAGGTGTGTCATTCATACTCCTTTCTGTTTCTGCTGATAGAACCAATCAGCAATCCATACTGCATCTGCTTCATCACTCGTCTCGAACTTGATACTGTACTTTTCCTGCATCCTCTTAGTGGTGACCTCCTTTGGGAGCTGTCCCTTGTGCTGTGCTGGTGTCACAAGGTCGACAGGTATCCCTCTAAAGAACTCAATCAGAGCGCCAACCAGCATGTACAGCATAGGAAGTGAATCAGAGTGTACAGAAGCCATACTCTGATAAGCACCCCATTGCTGCGGACGCTCTATGACTACTTCCTGAACTGGACTATTGAAGACATCTTGGGAGAGTGCATTATGAAGTGCTTCTCTCAGACGCCTCACTTGTTTGTGTATCCTCATTGCGAGAGGTAATACTTCCTCTCTGGGTTCACTCTTGATTGTACCCCATGCTATGGGTTTGGTATCAAACACACACCACCCCATAGAAAGGATACTTGGGTCAATGGACAATATCATAGTACCTCATTTCTTTTCTGAACTCACAGGATGGACAGTGTCCACACTGTGTTAGTGTGTTACTCACTTCACAAGACCATGTTAGGTCCAAGGGTACACCCATCTTCTTAGCGTACAGATATATCTTCTTTCTGGTAAGGGCTATCAGAGGTGCTCCTACCTGAATGAAGTCTGCTCTCAGAGATGGGTCCCATTCTTGTTGTACAAAGTCAGCTAGGTTCTGTATTCTCTTGAGAGCAGGGAGTTGCCACTCCCTACCCTCATGACTCTTACATGCTCCATAGTAAGTGTATCTGATACCATGCTCCTTCGCATAGATAAGAGCATGCATCAGAATGGTTGAGAGGACGAAAGGTTTCCATTCACCTTTCGTACGCTGAAGAATTGCTAACTCGTGATACCTTCCGTGGTAGTAGTCTGCTATGCGGTGTGCACTTTGGCGTTCACCTTCCACGCACGCTTGTCCATGGTCGACGAACAGTACATGTAGGTTGTCGAGGACTTCCTCTTCTCTCCGAGCCAAGCAAACCAACAGAGCAGACTTTACACCGCCACTGCATAGTACTAACGATGCCATGGCTACTCCAACTTCATTACATCTTCCAGGGATACCTCCTTCATCCCATACAGACTCTTACCCACAGATATGTCAACCTCAAGGGGTACCTTCACTTGAGGGAAGTCTTTCATTATTCTGTGAATCTCTGGTATGAGATGTCTATCCTCTGGATAGTACTCTAACACGATGTCATCGTGTATGTCTGCCACAATCCCAGTCCTGTACTGAGGTGGCATTGTCAGTTCCTCTTGGATACCCATTAGCAACTTGTGAATCCTACCTAGTGCAATCTTTTTCACATTGGCTGCAGCTCCCTGGCACAGATATGCCACTATCTTGTAAGGAGCTTGTTTGTCATAGAAGTACCTCCTTCCAAACATGTCCTTGACATAACCTCTCGTTGCAGCTATCTGCTCCGCCTTATGGCGGAACTGCATCATCCAAGGACACTTAGCGTCATACTGTTTGATGATGTTCCATGGCTTAGGATCAAACGCACTGAGGAGTTCTGCCATCAGTGAGTTACCCATGCCATACAATCTTCCATAGTTTAGTTTCTTGATTGGTACTCTCAGTTCCTTCCTGTACTCACCAAACACCATCTCACAGATAACCTTGTGGAAGTCTTCGCCAGCACGCAAGCTGTCGATGATCTGCTGGTTACCCATGAAGTGTGCTGCCATCCTGTACTCAATCTGTGAGTAATCTTGGCTTACTAGCCAAGCACCAGGTGCAGCAATGAACACTGCACGCACCTTAGCGAACACATCCGCACATACCTCTGCTATCTCCTTAGAGCCACACATCAGCTCCAGCTCGAAGGGATATGTACGCGCTTTAGGTATGTTCTGTAGGTTCACTACAGTGCACTGCGAGCGTCCTGTCTTCGTTAGTTGGAAGTATCTGGGATGTACGCGTCCCTGATTATCTACCTCCTTCTTATAACTCTCTAGCATCCTACACGCTTTAATAAGGAACTTCCATGCCAGGAGTGCTTGTACTCCTGGATGCTCCTTATAATGCGATAGTACTTCTAGGTCAGTGGAGAAGACCCCCGAAGGAGTCTTCTCCACCAAGCCTAGTTTAGGTCCTAGTACCTCACTCAGCTGCTTGGGCGAACTAGGATTGAACCTTGCCCCGAATGCAGCAAACATTCTCTCTTCGAGTTGATGGAGTACTGGAGCGGTTCCTCGAAGGGTTTCTTCGAGCGTCTTGAGGTCGATGAGGAAACCCCTCTCCGAGACTTTCCAGTACGCTTCCTCCGCTTGGAGACATGCACGGTAAAGGTCCCATTGACCTCTCTGTTCAAGTTCTCTGGAGAGAACCTTATACAGCAACAGAGTGTCAACAGCATCTTCCCGTGCGTAATGGTGAAGCAACTCTTGCGGTACGCACAAGTTGCACAAATCACGGGGATACTTCTTCTGCTCTTGCTCGAGTCTGATTTCATCGACTCTATCCTTTCCCAGCAGACGCCTCGATGTAGGTTTGAGTGCATGTCTGTTGATGTCATCGGGATCGAGTATCGCGTGCATGATACTCGTATCTTCGAATGGACCTTTGACATGCAGTCCCGCTCTGAGCAAGAAGGTTATGTCTGCTTTCATGTTGTGGAATATCTTAGGTCTGTCACACCTAATCAACGCCACCAGAAACGCATAGCCCTTCTCTGTCAGTAGAGGACCAGCACCAGAACCAAGGTCATCTGCAGACCATGAGAAGTAGATTGGAAGGTTGCTCTCGTCTGTGGAACCAATAGTCTCAGTGTCTATCGCTACTGGATTATTGGAGTTTCCTACGCATTCTATAGGGTAGGTGTCCAGGTCCGTCCAATGAGTGCTTCCCGTCAAGAAAGCTTTGTACTCTTTGTGCGAACTCAACGATGTCATGTTCTTGCTCCGAGGTCGCTTCTAACTCGAAGAAGTTTTGAGGTCGACCTTCTGAGTCTATCATGCGCCAATCCAGATCCCTCTGTATGTGCTTCCCCTTGAAAGGAAGCCAGTAGAAGGATGCACTGTCCAGAGACTCTACGCCAAGCTGGTTATAAACGCGCAGTGCTCCCAGAGTATCTGTGATACCCAAGCAGTGTATGTACTTGCGATTAGTATCCAGCTTGGACACCAATGCTATCCTGAGTACCTCCCTCATGGAATCACCCACCCATGGAGTACCAAACAGAGCTGGTGCTACCAGCTTGTTGATACCTATGGAGGCGAAATCCTTCTGACCATTGACAAAGTCAATGAAGTCAACGAAGGATACATCATTGTATCTACCTACCTGTGGTACCCACATAATGTCAGGCATGTAACTGTTTGGCACTAGTGTTGCTGTTCTTAGCATGTAGTCTCTGAACTGTATTGCTTTGTCATAACTCGCTTCAAATGTATCCTGGAAGTCATCTGGTGCGATGACTATCGAGGGACGCACTTGATAGATGACCTCGGAGTACTCATACCATTCCAATGGCTTCCCCTCATACATGCCATTGTCCATTATTACATCTTTGCATCCTTTGAAGTAATCTGCATACTCCTTGTGTTCCTTGGCAACCTGTGCCAAGCAGAACCTCCCAGGAAATAGAGATGTGAGTCCTACGTCAGCTGGCGGTGTGATCATGCATATCTTTAGCATTGGAGTGTCCTCAATACACGATTAGCTTCATCACCACGCAGTGCGATGGTCTCGTATTCCATCCACTGCTGCTTGACTCCTCTACCCTTGCAACACAGATGTGTTGCTTTTACAATAACAGCTACTCCTTTTGGTTTTCCTTCATTCGCATCAGCTGGGTCATGGATATGCTCTGCTATAGCATCTGCTATCTGGTTGGTCATTCTCTCCTGAATCTGCAAACGCCTTGCAAAGCAATCCACAAGTCGAGCGAGTTTGCTCAACCCGCACACCCAACCCCCAGGCGCATAGCCCAGGCTAACAGTACCAAAGAATGGCATCAAGTGATGTTCACACAGTGAAGTGAATGTGATGTTCCTACATACGTTGACACCACCACCTTCATCTTCCCAACTAGCAGAAAGAACCTCCTCTGGAAGGATACTATAACCAACAAGCAGCTCATTCCTCATCATCCTCCCGAATCTCTCTGGAGTGTCGATGAGACCTGGTCTCTCCAAGTCCTCGCCAGCATCCATGAGTATTTTCGGAAGGTCCGCATACTGATCCCACATTTCATAGATTTCTTCTTCTGTCATTATCTTACTCCTATCCACTTATGAAGTTGTGTGCTCAACCTCCAGGGTTCATTCTCGGGTTGAGACACGAAATCCACACACCACTTTATGTTCTCTTGCACAGGCTTCAATCCATCCCATGCAGGAGATACATAGAACACTGCACCTTCGAACCTCTTCAGGAGATGAGGGTCTGGTTTCTGTCCCTTAACCAGAACCACTCTCACTTCGTGAGCAAATCCTATCCTCAACTCAGTATCCCTCTTAGGTGATACTGTGATGTGGGTAAACTCGCTCAGCAGTGAGTATGGTACATCCACTGTACCATTCGTCTCCACATGTACCAGCTTACCACTTCTCCTGAGGAAATGCACTAACCTAGTCAGGTCTTGTAAGAATGGTTCACCTCCTGTAATGCACACTCGATTGCTTGGTGGAAGTTCCTTCAAGATGGCATCTACATCCATCTTCACGAAGGATCTCCAGTTAGTATCGCAATCGAAACCTTGTGTGTTCTTCGTGCACGCAACATTACACCCAGCCAATCTTATGAATGCCATGGGTGTACCTGCGTACTTACCCTCTCCGTGTATGCTTCTGAACATCTCACATACACGCAGTTCTCCTACGCTAACACCGTTGGGGATTATAGGTGCACTCATTGTTGACCCCTTCTCTCACTGTTACAGTGAGCTCCTCTATGTCCAATTCATGCAATGCGCGGAGTAATGATTCATGTATGCTCTCAGCTATCACCTCCGCCGTAGGATTGGGTTTCATCAACACCACATCCTGGAGGTTGAGATGATACAACAAGGGATCTTCTTCACTCAGAAGCACCTTGTGATCGAACTCATCCACCACCTTCTTCAGCTCCTCCTTCAGCAAGGAGAAGTCCAAGGAAATACCCAGAGCTCCTTTCTTACCTACCTTGACGCATGCAATTACTGTCCAAGTATGTCCATGTAGGCGTGAACACTTACCCGCATACTTGAGCAGTCTATGAGCTGCGTCAAAGTGGTCTTGTACTTTGAGTTCGTACATGATTCACCTCTCGGTTAACAAATAACAAATAACAAATAACAAAATAGTAGTTGGGGTGGTGTGTTGCCACACCACCCCAACCCCAGGGAGGTGGAGAGGAGGAGTCAGAATGCTACATCGTCACCTTCCTTCTTGGGAGTTGCTCCCAAGGCAGGAGGGACATTTCTGCTATCCTCGGGGATGAACAACGTGGGAGGATAGGAAGGATTCCTACTCTCCAGGAGGACGCCCTTGAACACTATGCCAATGGCGTCCTTGGCTATGCGTTTCAGGTCTTGGGGAGTCTTCAGCTCACCCAGACCAAGATTTACAAGAGCGCCCTTGAGGTACTCAAAAGATTCTTTGTCTTCGAGTCCCCAAGAACGCACATATGTATATCCAACATATCCTTCACCATGCTCATGCCAAAGAACTGAACACTGAATGTTCAGTTGCTTTCGGCCAAGACGTGAGGACGTGTTGGTGAACACGTTCTCAATCCTCATGACTACCTGTCCAGGAGGAAGTTTCTTAGGACCTGTCCTTGCTTCAACATTAGACAGGTCATCACCGAACATGTTCTTCAGATGCGATACCGCATCATCCAGAGTGAACTCACCGCTGTTGCTGTTGCTGTTTGTTGTCATGTTGTTGCTCCTCATTAACTGTTAAAGCTTCAATGATGTCAATAACCTTTTGCTTCAGTTCTGCTCTGTCACGTGCGTACGTGTATGGCTCATCACCATCCACGCACACAATGTAACCACCTGTTAGTACAACCTTGAGAGTTATCTTAGCTTCTAGTGCCAATGCTTTGAACCTCCTTCTCGTACGCCTCCTTGAACGCTTGACAGTATGTCTGCCAACCTTCAAGTCTTGTTAATGGCAGCTCCGCTGGAAACCCTGGCAATCTATGTTTAGCTGCCACTTGAAACGTAGGTTGCCATTGCTGTACGCGTCTCTCATTTGCGATGACGATCTCGTCACCTTCCTTTCTTACCTCCTGCTCCACTCTGAAGTAACCTACAGCACCTGAGGCATTGATCAGTGCCTCTGAAGCGGAGGGACTCAATCGCGGTCCATACATCATGACTGCTTGTCCCTTCCACCGCACTACGCGTTCCTTAGAGTGACACAGGAGGAACACACCGAATCCAGCTAGGTGGAATCGTGTGATTACGCCTAGTAGCAGTTGGCTCACACGAGCGTATCCTTTGCCAAAAGGTACATCATCTATCTTGGTGTACCTTGTAGGGCGTCCCTCTATAACGAACTGTTCGTTCTCGCACACCCACTGACCTACCATGTCGAATAGTACATCATAGGTGTCTACAACGATGCTCGTTATAGGTTCCACATCTTTCCAGCCATCCTTTCTAGCCTGCCATATCTCATTCAACTTCTCTTTGAATGCAGGCCAGCTAAGAATTGGTTCACCTCTGACAGAGACACCTTGTGTTCCCATCTCTGTCATTAGGAAGTACGCACCTTCTATGTGCGATGCCCATGTAGTCTTACCTACACCAGCATCACCTATCACTGTGGTGAGGTACTTCCTAGGATCAGATTCTGGTACTGACTTACTGCTTACTAGCATCATCATCTCCCTGGAAGTCCTCAGGCTTCAGTTCAGGTGGTGTTGGCGTTGGTTGTGCTGGTGCTGGTTGTGTTTGTGCTTGCTGGGTTATGATCTTCATAATCCTAGCAGTGACTTGTTCGTACACATCGGAGACATACCTCTCCATGGACTCAGGTTCCTTACTTCTCTCTACGAGGCGTGCAAGTCTCTCTACACACCTCTCTGCCACCTTCATGACAGCACTGAGTGCTTTGATGAAGTCCTCTGTACTGAGCTTACCTTCCTTGTTGAGGATTCTTATGTAAGCCTCAGCACGATTCCTACCATCATCACTGATAATCACTTCGACCTTCATACAAGCTCCTTGTGAAATTCCTCTCTGGGACGAGACACGAAACTATTCGATATACACGCATCATTGTCTGGACAGATACGCTCGAATGGACATGGATACCAGATAGGCGGATGGTGAGGCACCCACCACCCAGACCGCATAGCCTCCTTGAGACTTGATCTGACACCCATGAGCCACCACTCAAACGAATCAATCTGCTCCTGTGTCAGTGGAAACACCTTCCTTATGAGGTACTCCTCTGGACGAGCCAGGTATGCATAAGCAACTCTCTCCTGGAGTGCTTCTTCTGTCTCCAGTGCATTCTTATGCAGTGCTGGCTTCTTGAGTACATCATAGATGATTCCATCCACTTGCAGTCCTAGTGTCCTTTCTACTGCAAATGGATAACCTCGCGTCTGCGGATTCATCTCGATGTACTTCCAGAAGGTTGTACTCGTCTGGGAAGCTGTCTTGCGCTCCCAGACATACCTCTTACCTGTCCTCTTGTCTTCTACTATCCTATCAACCCGACCTACGAAGCTAGTGTCATAGGTTAGGTCATACTTGAACTTCACTTCACTCGCCAGGGTTATGTAGTGCTTATCCTCTTCTCTGTACTTGAAGCGGTGTGCTAAGAACAATGCTTTGAGAGATGAACTGCATATCTTAGCAAGTTCAGCACACTCACCCTGCTCGAGCTCCTTCATTATATCTTCATGCTCTGTCACACCCATGTCAACATAGTTGGCATAGGCGTGCACTAGCTTACCCCAGAGGAAGTAGTGATACTCCTCCCTCGGGGAGAGTCTCATTACATACTCGTAGAAGTACCTCCTTGGACATGTAAGGAAACACCCTGCGCTACTACATGATATGGAAAGATGCTCCTCATCCATCACACCTCCATAAATATTATATTCATCAAACATCATGGGGTGCAAGAAATTAATTTTCAGGACATTCCATCCCAGCGCTCACCTTCTTCCTCTTCCTCATCCTCTCGCTTCAGTGAGTAACCTTCTGCTTGACATCCTGTCTTCCTCAGTTCCTCAATTGCATCTTGCAGTACATTGTCCATATCTTTCCTTTCCTTGTTCAGACTGTGCCACAGAGAGTCCAGAACAGTTGCTATCGCAGTGAGTGCGTTCTTGGCTTCATTCGTATTCTGTTCTGGAGTCGCACCAGGCTCGAACGAGCAAGTCATGTACACCAATCCAGACACGTAGTTGATACTCAGTTTCATGATTACTCCTTGAGGTGTTTAACCACCTCGTCAGCTAACTCTGCTTTACCAGACAGCACATCCAGTACGTGCACATCTATAGTATGTGCACACACAACATCATAGTAGGTCACACACTTGTGCTTACTACTCACACGATGACACCTGTCCTCAGCATTCATTCTATGAGATGCTGAGAAATCGCATCCTAGGAAGATTGCGTTGCTCGCCTCTGGCAAATTGAGACCCGCATAGCCAGCGGCGATAGTCATGATTATGACATCGACGCCTCCTTTCTTGAAACATTCCACAGATGCATTCCTCTCTTCCTGTGTCATGTCTCCATGAAGTACTACATGAGACACCTCCAGTTCCTGGTGTAATCTTTCCAACTGTGCTTTGTATGGGACCCACACTATTGTAGGTCCTGTCCTGACTATCATGCGAATACTCTCTGCAAGCCATTCTCCTTTCTGGTTGTGAAGCCACAGAGCTTCACCACCTTCTTGTCCATACAAGAAACCTTGTGCCATCTGATGCAGCTTATTGGCACGCACAGCTGCCCACATAGTATCCACCACTAGCTGCCCATCAAGCTCTAGTCGGAACTGCTTTCGCAGTTCCTCGTATGCTATGCGGGTGGGCATTGGTAGTGGCAGCTCTACGCGGATGTACCTCTTCTCAGGTAATTCATTCTCTACTCCATCCTTACTGACGAGGATGCAAGAATTGCGGAGTTTCTCTGTGATCCGCTCAACTGCATCCTTCTTTGGTACCCATTCGAATGGCTTCCAAGGAGGTCCAGGATTGAAATATTCAGTCCTGAACTTCCAGAAGTTATCACCGAATGTCTTACCAAGATCCATCATGTACATCTGTGACCAGATGTCCATGAGGTCTTCAAGGATAGGTGCACCTGAGAGGAGAAGTCTGTGCTGTGGTCTCACCAGCAGCTTCTTGTAGTGCTTAAAGCGGAGTGTGCGTGGATTCTTGAACGCAGTGCTCTCATCAATGATGAGAGCACCCCAAGCAGTACCAGTAATCACATCCCTACGCGCACCCATAAATGCTTCATAGTTTGTGATTACTATGGGTGCTCTGCCCTCGAAGATGAGTTTCTTCTTACCACGCACTTCTTTGGGATCACTTCCTAGGATGATATAATCCCAGTCAGTGTGTTTCTCTATCTCATTACCCCACTGACGAATGAGTGTCTTGGGGCACAAGATGAGCACTGGTGCTGGAAGACCATGGTCTTCCAACCACTGAAGTGCCAAGTAAGTTTTGCCACCGCCATAGAAGACGAAGCAACCAGCTCTATCCCTTTCTCTTAGGAAGTTTCTGACTCTCTCCTGATATGGGTAGAGAGGCTGACTCTTCATATGACACCTCCACTCTCTGTGTGAAAGGCGGTGGTGCGATTTCTATGCGGTGGCGGTTGTGGTGTATGACCACATCTGTGACTGGACACACTACTTTAGGATTCTCTGTAGGCTTACCTACCTTGGTGTAGAATCCTCTAACGAGTATGTCCATCCAGGCGGCATCTATGTCGTTGCCAACGATGAGGTGTTGTGAACCATAAGCAACTACAATACCACACTTGTTCCCTGTGTTTATCTTACATCTTGTGATTGTTACTCCACTTGAGCCATAGTCAATGGTAATACCATTACCTGACTCTGACTCACCAGTACCCAATACTCTGCAATCTGCTATGGTAACACCCTGAGACTTGAAGATATTGATGGCATCTTCACTCCTCTTACCCTTGGTGAAGACGCATCTGCTGATGTGCACTCTCCTACAACTGATCAGCTGCAGACAATGTCCATATGGATCTGCAGGTCCTTCTGGGTCTGTAAAAGCACAGTCACGTATGACTACATCATCCTCACCTTCCAGTGTGAGGCAGTTCTTACCACCAGTGAACACTTTGTTACTGATGAGCATAGCTAAAAAAAAAAGGAGGGCACTGGAGTGGGTTGTTCACCCACTCCAGTGCCTCAGAAGAGGTTACTTCTTGGCAGCACCAAGCTGTGCGAGTTTGGCCTCGTACTCCTTGATGAGTGCCTTGAGCCGAGCATTCTCTTTCTCGACTTCGGACACTCTTCCACCCTTGCGGGTGGCAGGATCAGGAAGTTCATAATCCTTCCTGAGGAAGCCCGCCGCCTGGCAGGCTTTCACGAGACCAGGAAGCTCGTACTTCAGATAGGCTCCATAACGTGAGAGCCCTTCTTTCATACGAAGCTTCACAGTCGCCAGACGAATCTCATCATCTGGCGCCACACAGTTGAACACACGATCCTCAGGGATCCTGCGCTCTTTCGCCTCGTTCTCCTTCACTTCCTTAATCTCAGCCATTGTAGTACCTCCTACAGGTTAGAACACACGAACACACACACACGTACACACTACTGCTGTGGCAAGGATTTCAGACTAATGAACGCCTCCTTTCCATAACGATGAATGAGATAACTGATCAGGAACGACAGCACTACCACCACCAACTCAATCAAGAACATCGTCATAATAACCTCCTGTAAAGAAAGGGACAAACAAAAAACTTAGCCTACCAACACACACCAGGACCGCATAGCTAGGGCCAATGCATTGTACCTCCTTTCCACACTACTTGAGACTCAGAACTCTCGCCTTTAGAAGAAGCGTAATCAGTTTGTGACAGAAATCTCCTTTGTCACATTCCTCGAGCTCCTTTCGGAGTTCGGGAGGATACATTCGAACGAGCTCATCAATGTAATTGATGAGCTCACTCCTTCCCCAGTGGTAGTTAGTCATGTAACTGACTACCTTCACCAAAACATCTGCAACACCAACTATCTTGGCCAACTCAGCCAAGCTGGTTGAGCATTCAAGGTTGGTGTTGCGAACCCACTGAGGGTTCGCCTTTCCCTGTTCTATTTCCCGAACTAGATTCACCAATCGTTCATACTCTGTCTCAGCCATGAGTACCTCACTTTGTCTTGTAGAGTATGGGATCCTTAATGCCAGCTTCCTTGAATGCTTTCTTCCTGATTTCACAGGAAGGGCATTCACCACATGCCATGAGACGAGGGAACTCATCCCCTTCCTCATATGTGTACATGGGGTTATAGCATGAATTGGTCACCTCGAATGGCACTTTGAGACTATGACCCCACCTAACAATGTCTGCTTTAGACATATTGATGAGAGGCGTTTGTATCTTCAGACCTCTCATCTCCTTAGGCAGAGCCATATTCAATGCCTCCTGCATTGCTTTGATGAACCCAGGTCTGCAATCAGGATATCCGCTATAATCCACTGCATTGACGCCTGTGTATATCTCACGAGCGCCCATGCGATGTGCAATCATAGCAGCTGTGGTCAGGAACATCATATTCCTGAAAGGTACCCATGTGTTGGGAATGTCTTCCTCCTTGGTTACCTTATCAACAGTTCGAACACTCCTATCAGTGAGGAATGTAGGAGTGCTCAACTCAGATATAGGTAGCTCCACCTGGTGGAGTGGTACTCTGTACCATCGAGTCAGTTCGATGGCACAATCCAACTCCGCCTTATGACGCTGTCCATAATGAATGAACAGCGCAATAGATTTGAGGTGGTGTACACTAGCGAGCACCACCGCACTATCAAGACCACCACTCACGAGAACAATTGCATCTGCTTTGAGTGTCATGTCTTCTCCTAGTCGAGGTCGAGTTTGCTGACCATGTAGGTCACGAGGCGTGCACCAGCAGCCTCCATATCTTTCAGCGTGTACTCAGCACCACGCGGAGGCGTGCCAGTGAACTCTATGGCTGCCACTGCATACGCCTGGCAAGCCAGCCACATCGGGACATTACCTATGATAACTGTAGATGGTGTAATGTCCTCCGATGTAAGTGATGCTTTCGCATCACTTACATCAAACCCTTGCTTTTGTAACCACTCCAGAGCACCTTTGTGTCTTGTGGCTATTACAGCGGGACGCGAGGTGCCAGGAACCACCTTACCACCAACGACATCAACGAACAGCATAGAACCTCCTGACCTGCAAAGCAGGTCGACAAAAAAAAGTTGTCACGCCCCCTCGGTAGCACATGCTACCGAGGGGGCAATGACATAAGAGTTAAGAACAGAAGTTAGACCTCAACACCTTTGTAATCACGACTCTCTGAGTCGTGGTCAGGGCGTTGTCCAGATATCGTACCACACCCTTGTGGTACAATACCTGGGATACCACCTTGTTCCCCACCATTACATTGTATCGGTGGGGAACAATCTGTCCCCACAACTTCGTGGGGACGACGATTAGGTGCCATTTTCTGATAATCATGGAACGCTCCTTCACTCCACAACGTAGGTGGGGGACTTGCGGAGAACATCCTCTCCCCGAGAGAGGAGAGAACTCAACAACAATTCGACAGCATGAGACAACCTCATGCCATCGCACTCAACAAGCCAGGCTCCCGACGGGAGCTCCTTAGGACGCTCCATCCAAGGAGCTCTGAGAGCCTCATAGAGACTCAATGTCATATTGACATTGAGTCGTGCGATCTTCATAGCCCTCTCAGTCTTTTCCTCCCCTTCAGGAGCGTGAGGGAGGGTGAGAAGTCTATTCTCCCACTCCCTCGACACTTTTCCTATGGGGGGTATTGGTCTGAACTCCCTCAGCTCAAAAGCAAGGGAGACAATCTTCACACGGAGCTCCCCTACAGACTCACGTTCCTCTCCGAGGAACCCCGCATCGAAGCCCCTTCCCTGAAGGAGTTTCACCATCTCCAACTGAATTACAGATGGAGACATCTTGACACGCACCCTTATCGGGGGTGCGCAGATGTCCCTCTGAGACAATGCGGTCTCCGCCGCCCGGAGGCGGCGATTGAGTTCCTCACACCTTACAGGTGTGAGGTATCCCACCTGCAATACCTCATTGCAGATGGGATCTATGATCCTCCTCCACAGGAGAGGGAGCTCCTCCCCGAAAGTCTTGAGGTGATCCCTGTAAGAGGTCACCTCCTTCACGAGGTCACAGACCTCGTATACATAGTATGTTGAAGACACAGTACCATCAGTCACGACTTCCATAATCCAAGCGTCACGATTCATAAATCGCTCCTTTACCTACCACGTACATCTATGCGTCTGTGTATATGGGTAGGTGCATACACATAGACGCAGCGATAAAAAAAGCAGTCAACGCCTAGTACACTCGTACTAGGCGTGTCAACAAAAAAAAGTAGTTGCAGCCCCTTGGTGAATTCCAAGGGGCTGCAACTTAGGCGGCCACGGCGCTGCGCTGTGTATTTAGTTGTTGGTTGGAGTACCTACGGCCATGTCATAGGTACACCTCCTTCCTAAAGGACTTGTGACTCTGACTCATGACTCATGACTCATGATCAGCCGACCTCCTCCTCCTCCTTTCTGATAGAGAGGACGCCCACATCCTTCAACATGTTAATAAGTGTGTGGGGTCCCTCCCCCACACCCTCCACCTCCCTCTCCAACTCTTCTGGCCACATCTCCCTGAGCTCTTCAATGTAATTGACGAGCTCATTCACATGCCAACGATAGTTGGTCAAATGACTAACTATCTTTGTCAGCACATTGAGAACACTAACAGCCTTGGCCAGCTCGGCCAAGGCCGGAGCACAATCGAAAGAGGTGTGACGGATGATCCACTTGGGATTTACCACACCTCTTGCTACCTCCCTAACCAACTCCTCTAGTGTCATAGTTGACTCCTCACTAAACACACTCTGGCTTTCTTCAAACTTGAAGAAAGTCCGAACAGCACGTCTCATGACTAACCTCTCTGTTGACTCCAGCACGTGTGCTGGAGCCGAGGCCTACCAAGTACATACATCTGCGTGTGCGGGTAGGCGCACACACGCAGATGTTTGCATCCCCTTAGTACCTTGGGGGGTGGCGGGATGCTCACCACCCCCCAAGTCATAAGCCAGGCCATCAGGCCTGGTTCTCCACCTCCTTTCGGAGGACCCTCAAGGTCCTCGAGAGAAGTTTCATCGCCGCCTTCTTCTCCTCTGGGGAGATGTTTTTGTAAGCCTCGTTAACGAGGCTTACAAGCTTCAACGGATCCCTCAGAAGGTTCATGAGGACTAACCCCGCCTTCCACCCCAACACGCATCCATCTTCATCTGTGAACATGCTACACCTCAGCTGTGCCTACCAGGTTCATACATTCACACGCGCGGGTAGGCATGCGCGCATATGAACGTTTGCACCTCATCATTTCTTTTTCTTGCGGCGTGAGGTGCTTCGCCGCATTGTGGAGGAAGAATGTGACCTCCTTTCCAATTGTTCTCGTTGCCTCAGGATGTCCGAGGCAACGAAGAACAGGTTTCGAAACTCCTCACCATCCTCCACCAAGGTGAGGAGTTCCCACAATACTTGAACCTCCCTCTTCAGGAGGTCCAGTGGCATCAGCCACCACTGAACCTCCTGATCCTTGGAGACCGTTCGGTCTCCTTTCTATCTCCCTAAGACACATATACACGCGTGGGGAGATATACACGCGCGTATAGAGAAGGATTTTTATCGTCCCTCTAATCTTTATGTGCGTATCTATGCGGGGCCGCGCAGATTTTGCGCAAAATCTAGGGGTTTCCCACCAAAATGAACTTCCTCATGCCATTGAGTTAGAGATGCCTTTGGTGGGTAATCCCTAGGTTTACTGGGGGTATTCTCAGAGACTGCCCCAGACTCGGTGGGAAACCCCTATTGAAAAGTGAGCTAATCAGCCAATCTGCACTTTTTGCGCAAAATTCTGGCAATTTTCTGGCAAAAAAGCTGGTGAAAAGGCTAAATAATTTTGGTGGGTCGGCTAGATATACTGGTGGGTCGGCTAGATATACTGGTGGGTAGGCCCTAGATTTACTGGGGTAGGCTTCAAAAACAGGCCAAAACCTGCGATTTTATGCAAAAAAAGATGGTGGGTCGGCTAGATAATTTTGGTGGGTCGGCTAGGGGGGTTAAATCTTGCCACTTTCCAGCGCTTTTTTAGCGCGGTCCCCAGTTACAACCTGGGCACCTTTAAGATAATCCACCTTTTCACAGGATTTGAGGAATGCTTTAGCCTCATTTTCTGCCCAGGGTGACCTAAATTGCGCCTGGACCCTGCCATCCTGATCAACTACAACAGCCACCTGTTCCTTAATCTCACCATTTGCCATCTGGACATACCTCCTGTTCGTGACGAGTCTTAAGAACTATGAGACAACCACACCTAGTACAAACACTCCTAGTAGTAAGCCCCTTATTCGCGAGGTACTTAGGGTCAGGATTCCTAGTAGCATGTTCACATCCCCTACATACCTCGATTCTTTGCTTAATTAGCTCAGGCCGCGGTCGAGCGAGGCCTAGGAACGCCTGCCCCGCCCGCATAGCACACTTACAACCCTTCTTCAACCTCCTCAATACTGAGGGTATCTGTGTCATCACATCCATCTGTTCTTGTGTAGGTTCCAACAGGATCACCTCCTGTCTTAGTCCCCTCCCAGATTTTAACACACTCAAGACTCGGCTCAGGTTTAATGCATTTCAGTGTTAGAGTCCATGTGTTACTCTTACATGTATATACTAAATGCATCCAACAAGTCTCTATATCCTTGCCCTTGTAAGAGGATGCATTTGTATTAGCATACTCCACATACCAGGGGTGGCTGTCATAGTACAGAGTGAATTCATTATTCCAGGGATTATATGACCAATCATCGCACTCTTCGCATGGAGTTACACCTTCATCTCCTACTAACCTCAATCGATAGGGCGCTCTAACACAGCAAAGTCCATATGCTATCAGACCTGCCGGCTGATAGTAAACTATCTTACCATCTCGGATTGCTATGCCGCCCATGTATTACTCACAGGTTAGGAAGCTATCATACCAAGTAGTCCATTCACCAGGACCAGTTTCGAAGAGAGGTACCTCAACCAAGTACACTTGGAGTACTGGACTATTATTCACCAGTGTCAGACGAAGCACTCCATTATCACCTAACATAGGTATCTTCTTCACAGTAGTAACAGGAACCTCACCACTAACATGGTAAATATGCCAATGACTTTCTTCATCCTGATAAATAAGTGCAGGCTGTCTGTCTGTGATTGTAGTGTATTCCACGTTTGCTATGCGGGCTGTGTCTGGGGTCACTCCTGTCGCAACTGGGTCTCCTCCTGATTCCTGCAAATAAATGCTATAGGTGAAGGAACAAGTAGTCCAACCAGCATTATTATCATAACCCCCCTCACTACCCCCATCCTTCACAACATAACCTAGTATGAGGTCACCTACAGAAGGATAGTCAAATATAATCCCATAACCTTTCCATACATTTCCATCTATCTCAAACCCAGTAGGTAGGAAGTAAACAACATCATCTACCTTGAGTTTATGTCCTCCATAGTGATGTGTTTCCAAGATCCAGTGATAGGTCGCACCACTAACCCCAGTGAGTACTGCTGTTAGTGGTTCTAGGCTTGTTATCGTACCAGTTAGGAATGGGGATCTCTCTCCCACACCATCATAATAATGCAGTGTACTAACTGGTTCATAGTACACTTCTCTGGGTTTTGGTCTATAGCCTTTCAGTATGGTTATGGGCAGCCCCTCGCCATCATAAGTCCATGTAATCTCTTGTACATTGTCATAACCCCAGAAGTAATGATGCCCTGCAATAGTATACTCATAGGTATCTATATCCCACCACGAATACTCTAGGGCAGCTTCGATATTCGCTTTCAGTGTATCAAGCCAGTCTCTGTTCCATGTTATCCCCATCGATTGCAGTTTCTCGTAGCGTGTGATGGTTGTACAAGACAGTGGTCCATCATAGGTGTATTCTATGCGGGGCGCGTCTGGGTCATCTGTAGTGCTTCCTATCGCTACCGCACCAGTTGCTCCTTTGAAATGAGTCGTGCCCACTTCACCCTTCCTATAAGGGTCCAATATATAGCCCAGTTTACTTAGATCGAGTTTGTTAGGACCTCCTATCTTTCTAATCTCAATCGAACCAGTTTCTGAGCTAGCGTCTATGGTCATGAAACAGAAAGTTTCATTGAGTATCAGTTGAAGTACATCACTAGCAGCCATCTTTTTCACTGCCCATTGGCGTGGATTCCACGACACGTTCAGGTTGTCCTCTCCTGACAGAGTAAAGTCAGTGAGGTCAATTATGTCCTCTGCTATGTTCTGGTATGTTTTCTCCTCTCCAATTAGTAAATAATCTGGCTGTTCTACAGAGTCACCAGGTACCCTGAGTGGTGAGTACATGTTATAGTCCGTCCCTGCACAGACATTAGCCAGTACTACTCTGAAGTCTGCTAGTACCAGATGACATAGTTTCTCTTGTGGTTCCACTACAGAGCACTGTACTACTCGGAATCCATATAATGTCTTAGTTGAACCATCACCATCATCTGCCAATACCACTTCTACAATATCATCCTTCTCGAACTTCTCACTCCCCTCAGCTGAAACAACAACAAGAAGATGACTATAAGTAGGGAGTGTACCATGACACAAGCGGAGGACACAACCAGGATCCGCTACGACGCTTCCTTGTACTCCAGATTTCCTTACTGTAATCATAGTTTCACTGTACAGAGGTTAGCATCCTTCTTGAGCTTACCCTCCTCATCAAGCTGATGAGGCATAACTATAGATATCTGAGCACTAGATAGAGTCGGTTTAACTGCATACAGATACCTCCAAGTCATACCATATGTTCCATCCTCATTTATGTAAGGTGTAACCTCCGCATCTAGTAATGTTCCAGCAGGCATCTCATTGAATGAAGCTCTGCCCAAACTAGGTTCAAAAGCAGCCCAATCAGAATTTACATGGAAGGGCGGCTTTGGATGGGGCCAAGAACCTTTGTCTTTCACAGCAGTGGAACTGCCTTCCACAGTGATATACCAGAGAGGTTCTCTTACTCTGAATACATGAGGAGTACCATTGGCATAGTAAACCTGTCTTCCAGAATCTAGTTTGTAAGAGAAGCTCTGAGACCATGTATATGGTGCACTGACAGCACCACCCCTACCCCCTGACAAAGTATTCACAATCGCGAGTGTTGTGTTTTCTGGTGAGAGAATCCCCGCCTTGGTAGGCTGTGGGTTAGATCCACACGTACCTGCTACACTGGAAGCACCCATCAGGGAGTACTGAATCCCCTTCTGCTTAGATGCTAGGTCAGCATATGCCCTCTTCAGCATCTCACATGCCACATCCATAGCCTCTCTGGTGAGTTTCCCTGCTCTGTCCTCCAAATCATCCTTATCCTCGAGCAGACATGCAAGAGCTAACTGCATATTAGCTCTGTTCCTGTAGAATTCTCTACCTATCTGCAAAAACCTTACAACAGTATGTCCTCTAGCAACACCACCTACAAGCATTATGCAGGATTGTATGAAATCATAACACGCACTTACAGGTGCTGCTGGTTTGGTGGGTGGTGCTTCGAATGTAGCTTGTACTTCTACTGTTAACCACCAAGGTTGTGGTACGCCCATCTCGGTGTAATTGGCCCTCACATTCATAGTTGCTGAGCCATCAGTACAACCTTCTGGCAGAATCAAGGAGCGTTGCGCATCCACAACAGTGAAGTTGAACCCTGTCTTGTCCTCAAGTTCCCTCACCTCGATGGACATTCTCTGCCAACCAGCAGGTACTGGACAAATCTCATCAGTTATGTAATGACGATAAACATCAGCATCTCCAGGACGCTGTCCTGGTGTAGATGCCTTATTCCAATCCCAACCTTTCACAAACACACCACTCACCTGTCTGGTTACATAGAAGTGCTGATCAATGCTATAGGATATAAAGTAGATCAATGCTCCACCATAACAATCCCTATGAGTAAGTACAACCTCTACCTGCCACAGTACCTGACATAGGTCAGTACCATACCTTCTTTCTACTGTAAATGCGTGTGTCTTCGGACCCCACGCAGTATCCTCTCCACTGAGGAGTTTGCTCTCCTTATTGCTTGTCTTCTGATAGATAGTACCCGAGGTAGGTACACCTCCTCGCCTCATCAAATCTTCAACCTCAGATGTCTTCATTAGACCCCTGATTGTACAAGTATACTGTACACGATAAGGGTTAAGCTGTCCCACAAAATACTGAGGTACTGCTTGTATGGCCACTATGGGGTAACTAATGGTCATCCAGTCCATATTACCACATCTGTATATTATCTTGGGTGCGTTAGTCATAGTCACTACCACATGTAAGTAACCTCAAGATTTTGAAGTTGGTACCTATCAAGCATACTCAGAATCTGTCTCCTCCTTAGGAGTGTATGTGTCTTCTTCCACAACCTAGTAACACGCTGGACTATCTCACTCTCTTCCTTCCTCTCCCTACCCTTAATTCCCTCTTCTAGTACTGGAGCAACCTCTACTGCTTCTGCTATCTGTGTTGCTGTTTGCTTCATGAAATCATATCCCTGCCTCCAAATCTCCTCCTTTCGTACATCCTCTCCTACTGGTACACCCAAATCTCTCGCAATGTCTACCCAACTGCGTCTCAAACTCTGAGGCAACTTGGTTGAATCAGGTGTCTTGAACGCCTCTGCTATTGTTTGTGCTAGGGGTGTGTAACCTCTTCTTGGGAATAACAAATTCCCAAGCCAATCACCAAGGAGACCACCACCTACAGCACCAATAGCCAATCCTATGAGAGCACCAGCAGGACCTCCAAGCGCACCACCAAGTGCAGCACCACCCCAACCACCAAGCCCTGAACCTAGTCCTGTTACACCTGCTCTACCTAGAGAAGGAAGGAGAGGCTCATTACGCAAGGTATCTACAAAAAGACTATACAGAGCTCCGAGAAAAGCTGATGCCGCTCCAGCACCAATGGTAAACTTCCCGAATGTACCTTGTCCAAACCACTGAGCTATCTTGGGTAACTGGGCTATCTTGCCCAGTATAGGCAGTGACATGATAAAAGCAGGTACTGCTACTGTTGGCCAGGTCGACTTACCACCGCCCATCATGTCAACCAACGATGACATCATGTAGCCAGCGGCCAGCGCAGAGATAGTGCCTCCAGGCAGTCCAAGATTCTGTAATACTCTGTATCCAAAATAACCACCCATCCCAGCAGCAATAGCTCCAGGTGTAAACTGCTGTCCTGTGAACTGACTCACGAACTGAGTCGCAAAAGGCGTGTACATCAGCGCTTCGAGACCCATCATTCCAACAGGAAGCGGTCCTATATGCCTACTGATGTACCCACCTACCGCTCCTAATACTCTCTTGAATCTTTCTCCTAGTGCTGGTAAATGTAGTTTCCTAGAAGCCCACCCCAATGACTCCTGTATATAATGACCAGCAAGTGTTAAGATTGTAATAGGAGTACCAAAGAGACCAGGGGCACGATTCTCACGGAGGAACTGTACGAAATCTACTGCTGCTGGTGCTGCTACTGGTACTGGTGCTGCTGGTGCTGGTGCTGCTGCTGGTGGTGTTGCTGGTGCTGCTGGTGCTGTTGGTACTACTGGTACTACTGCTGGTGTTGGCGCTGCTGGTGTTGTCGTTGCTGCTGATACTGCAGCTGCAGCAGTAGCCGCAGCTGGCGTCGTGGGAGTGAAAAACATACCCGTTCCAGGGATAAACTCACCCCACTTTGAAGCTACTGTCTTTGGAGCTGCTGCTGCTGCTGCTGTTACCGCTGCTGTTGCGGCTACCACACTAGCAGCTTTATTCGCAGTCACTTCCTCTGCTGGTACTTCTGAAGGTGGAGGTGCACCTGCAACAGCTCGTTCTATTGCACTAGCTGCACTAGCTGCAGTGCGTACACCAAACAGGTTAGAAATCCAATTCTTGGCCCTAGCAAAAAGTTGTCCTTTCGCAACCTTCTCTGCGAAGAGATCACCCAGGCGGGCTTGCACCTTAGATGCTGTCAATACAAGACCCAAACCTAGCAGAGTAGACAGTTGTGGGTTAGCAAAGATATCCAGATAATTGAAGGGTACACCAGATGTAGATGCAGTAGCAAGTCCTGCGAGAGCACCAAATCCTAGAGCACGTCCCCAACCACCACCACCTTTCCTAATTGCATATA